TTGTGAGCCAACCTCATCAACAACTAGTAAATCAATTTTTGTGTAGTAGTTAATCAGTTTTTCCTCTGTCGTTTCACTATCTCTCGCCCAAGTAGCCTTTAACGAGCGAACCAAATCAATCAGTTTGATTATCTCGCAACTATGCTTATCAACTATTTGATCAATCATTGCTGATGCTAGCAATGTTTTGCCAGTACCAACACCGCCAACCATTAGCATGCTTTTATCGTGTGGGAATTCGTTAACATAACGCATACAATCGTTTTTAGCCTTAGTTTGGCCTTCACTGGTACATTGGTATGCCTCGAACGTTTTATGTAGGTTGCGCTTCGATATACCGGCATCTAATCGTGTATCTTCGTATATGGCTCTCTTTATTTTTTCAGCATGCTCCTTATCTTTGGCTTTTTCGATTAGTTTTTCTTCATGTGCGCAAGTTGGGCAGTAATCCGTATAAAAATACTTACTGTTCATTTCAGTAAATCTAATGAGGTATCTTCCATGCTTTTCGCATTCCATGTATTCCGGTAGATCTTCTTTGCTGTCTGTTACTGGCATAATTAAAATTTCCCTGATGTATAGTTTTGTGTTTCAAAAGTGTGAGTTGATTTAGCTTGATTGTTATTTATGATCTCATCATTCCAGCATTTACCGTTTAACCAGGTGATCGGGTTTTTACGATATTGTTTGTCAGGTGTGGATTTTATGTAAGCTGGTAACTTATCGAATAACAGGTCGATATCGGCAACCGATAACTTGCTAAACTTTGATTTACATTTGGATGAGTCAGTTTTCTTACCGTACAAATTCCAAAATTCAGCGAAGCGATCAGGTGTTGTTTTCTTAACTTCTTTAGTTATTAAGTTATTAAGTTCTATACCTGTTGCGATCTCATCTCGATTAGCTTGCGATTTCGTATTGATCTCATCTTCATCGAGCTTGCTATCACCTTGATATAAATCATACCTAACCACAGTAACGGTGCGGCTTCTGGCTTGCGATTTCATCTCTATCTCGCCTGTGCTTTCAAGTTTACTAAATGCTGTCCTTAATTGGCTTATTGTTAAGTTAGTTTCTTGCCTTAACGTGTCTAATGACGTTATAAACGACCCCTTTAAAACCTCCTGGCCTTTCCATTTAGTATCTTTAAAATTAGCTCTTATGAGGCAATGGATAAACAAACGCGAAGTGTTGATATCGTCGTACCATTCCCAATCTTTAAGTTGCCTATGTAGCTTTAGCCAGCCTGACATGATGTTAGTCCTCGTCGTCAAAGTCTATATTTTGTAGCGCTTGGCCTATTGAATCGGCATCTTCAATATCTATAGATAGTATTTGTATATCTTCCATTTCGTTAGTTTCACTATCGAGATCAGGTTTGGAATATCCAATGGTTATTCCACCTGCTTTGTTTTTGAATATCTGTATATAATTCTGGTTCATGTTATGATTTCCTAAATAGGGTTGTTAATTAGGTCGCTGACGGGCGGCCTTTTTTTATGCCAGTGCCTTTATATCGTAACCTTCCTTTACCAACTGCTTAACAACAAGCCATCTGATATATGATGTTTTGCTAATACCCTTTGAACGCGCTGCCAAACTAATAAAATCATGTTCCAACTCTATAAAGCTAACTAGTAGTGGTTTCTTCTTTGCCTTTTCCATAATTATTCCTAAAGTTATTTAACTGCCTCTAATTCTATATACATAACTTATATAACGCAACATAAAATATATATAAATATTATATTGTTTTACATCCACTCTTTTGCTAGCATTTGTTTCATCAATAACTAAACGGGCAAACAAATAATGGAAATAGAAAGAACCATGGCAATTAAATTGAGCGAGAAAGAAATACAAATGCTAACTGACTTTTTAGAGCAGAACATTATTGATGATTCTGAATTTGACGGGAGCATGCCAGATACGCAGGAATACCACAGGTTCGCAAACACCTTATTAAATCAAATAAAGTACAGCTAATTTTAAATAACTAAGAGAGTAACAACAATGATTCACTATCACGGCACACCATTGGGCGGAACCGCAGCAGATAGACCGAGATTTTTACTTGGTCGCCATGCCCTAGTGAGTTTTTACCGCCAGGACGATATAGCTATTGTTGCTGAATACTGCCAAAGCTTTGTTTTAGATAACGGTGCTTTTAGTCACTGGAAAGCCGGAAAGGGTGAGATTAATTTCGAGGACTATGCGAATTGGGTAAACGAGTACGCAGCTCACCCAAATTTTGAGTGGTGCTTGATACCCGATAAAATCGACGGTAACGAGCAGGATAATTTGGACTTAGTTCACAAGTGGGTAAAACGAGGCTATAGAGCAAAGGGCGTTCCAGTTTGGCATCTACACGAATCGCTTGAGTATCTTGATTACCTAGTGAGTAATTTTGAATGGGTGGCGTTTGGCAGCTCTGGCGAATGGGGTACACCAAATACAAAATCATGGTGGGTTCGTATGACTGAGGCAATGAGTGTTGCTTGTGATAGTAATGGTAGACCGCGCTGCAAATTCCACGGCCTACGTATGCTTAACCCGAAAGTATTTACAAGGCTACCGCTATCAAGTGCCGACAGTACGAACGCAGCGGTAAATAGTGGCAGTATTGACAGGTATGGAATATATAAACCGCCAACAAGGTCGCAGCGAGCTGAAATAATCGCAGCTCGCATTGAGCAGCACAATTGTGCGCCGATTTGGATTGATGAAAACAAAGAAGTTGAGAAAGTAAAGGGCACAGAAGCTCAACAAGAAATGTTTAATAACTAAAAGGGTGACAACAATGGAAGATTCAAAGGAATGCTTTAGCTGCGAAAAAGAATTCGAGCCGGAAGAACATAACGACCGAGACGAAGGTTATTTTTGTGATGAATGTTTAGATAATAAGGGTGGATAGTATGAGTGAATTAAAAGGTGTTGCTGAATTCTTGGTTAGTGTAGCTACTGAATTAGAATCTTACATTGACGAAAAGAACAAAGAGCTAAAGGCCGCGATAACTTCACAGGATTTAGATGATCCGGATTATCACGATTATCAAACCTGTTTTGAGTTAATGAAGCTATCAAATAAAATAGCCGAGTTTGAAAGCAAGCACTCAATAAGTAGCACAACATAAGAGGGTAAGTGATGGAATTGGTGAGTCAAATAGTTGAATGCAGGGGTTTGAACTACAGGCGAAACAAAGAAACGAAAGCTATACAGTATCAAATCCCAGGTGATGATCTATGGGTTGAAATGCCACAGGAGTTATTGAATATGAGTGATCTTGACGTGGCGCTTCATCGTGAGTTCGATAGGTTGGACGCTAAAGATTAAATAGCACACATAAAAAAGCCAGCTTAATTGCTGGCATTTTTTTTACCTGGTGTATTAGTTAATTTTCACCCTCTCCCATGCGAATAAACTCAGACGCTTTCATATCAAAGTAACGAGCCAATAGAGCTATATTTCTACCGCTAATAAACTTGTTTCTACGTAGTGTGGATATTGTTTGTTTTGATACGCCTAAATCGTCTGCCAACTCATCTGCGCCTATTTCCTTTTTAGTCATTAATAACCTAAGTGATTTACCCGTGTCCATATCTGCTAATAGTTTCATTTTATAACCTTGTTGTGTTTGATTGATTTTATTATACAGTAAACTTTAAAATAAAGTAAAGAAATACTTTACAGAGGTAATCACCTTTGCTATTGTTAACCCATCGCTAGCGTTTACCAGTTACCCTAACAGCGATTAATAAATAGCAATGACCAATAACGGCGCGCCGTTAGTAACTGGATAAATTAACGTCCAAATAAATAGGTAATAACATGACAACAGAAATAATCCCAGTGATAAAAATAGAGTGTAGAGGTGTAACGGATATTTGTAGTTACATTACCCCGCAGGGCGAACCGTCATTAAAAGTGCTTTTAGAGGATGTGCCAGCGTTTGAGTTGATATGTTCAATTATCGCCAAAATTGGAGTTGATGAAGTTTTAAATCACATTGTAGTGCCTGATATTGAGAAGTATTTGAAAGACTCACGCGACAAAGACGGCGTGACGGTTACGGTTAAGGGTGTTGATAATGTATTTAAGGGTGACGAGTTAACTAGCCCGTTACATCAGGCAGAGGCTTTTATACATCAACTAGCCAAGAGCGAGGAATTATTCTAATGAGTAAGAATCTAATTGAGCGACTAGCCAAGATACAAAAAAACCTAGTTGCGCCAAAGAGTCAACGAAACAACTTTGGCAAGTACAATTATCGTAGCTGTGAGGATATTCTCGAAGGTTTAAAGCTTGTGCTTGACGGTTTAGTGGTAACTATCTCCGATGACATTACAGTTATTGCTGATAGGGTTTATGTGAAAGCTACCGTTACTTTAACTGATGGCGAAAATAGCATTACCAACACGGCTTTGGCGCGTGAGGCACTAACTAAAAAGGGCATGGATGAGAGTCAAATTACAGGAGCTTGTTCTTCTTACGCTAGAAAATACGCTCTTAATGGTATGTTTTTAATCGACGACAATAAAGACGCTGATTCGATGGATAACAAAAAGCAAACCACCACTATCAAGGCACCAACTAGTCAAGATATGGATTGGGTAGACGCTATAAAAGGCAATCAATCGACGCTAGAAGATATCAACGACGAAAAATATAGAGCATATATAAAAGGATTACTGTAATGGAATTAGCAGTTTTTGAAAGTGTAGTTATCGAGAGTGTATTAAATGAGCTAGAAGAAGAAGGCAAAAAGTACACTGGTTTATACGTTGATATGAATAACGCGCCAGAACGTAAATACGTCAAAGATAAAGCGGCGCTAATTGGCACGATTAAAAAGAAGGTTGAACGTGTAAGAGTTGATGCGGCAAAAGCTTATAAAATCGAGGTTGAAAAACAGGCGGCAGCTATTCACGAGAGATTAGACGGAGCTAACGAACCGTTTCAAGCTTTAATTGACATATACACATTAGAGCGAAAAGTAATACTCGATACAGAAAAGGCCCGTAAACAATTAATACTTGATACTGAAAAATTACTGGCAGAACATGATCACGCCATAATAATGAACCAGGTATGGGACTTAGAGATCGACAAACGCAAGGCTGACAAGGAAAAAGCAGCAGCAGAACAAGAGGCGGCGATTAAATTACGTGAAGAACAGGCGGCAGCAAGAGCTGTTGAGATGCAAAAAGCTATCTCTGATGCCGAAGAACGCGACCGTATCAACGCTGAAAACGCACGACTAGCAAACAAAGAGCATATCCAAGAAGTTAAAACAGGCATATACAAAGTGCTGGTACAATTCGGCCTAAGTTCAACGGATGCGAAAACAGTCATACACCTTGCGACGATTAAAGAACTGCCAAACCTGACTATTAATTATTAAGGGTGATACATGAGGGAGATATCATCACCCAACAACAAGCGGCCAAAAGACAAAGTACAATGGACAGACGAGACGACGCTGGAATTACGGGAGTTAGTCAAAGTTTACACACTGGACGAGATAGCCATAAAGCTTAAATGTAAAGTGTCGAGACTGTTAGAAAAGTGCCGCAAACATTCATTCAAATATACACGTAGTAAAAAGGGGTAAATCATGGGTTATCTTTTAGGTTTTGGGCTTATGTTCTGGTTGGCTGCGGCGTGGATAACTCACGTTACAACATGCTTTATCGCTGGTACTTGGGGATTCTTAATGGCGGGTGCCATATTCTTTCCGGTGGCATTTGCACATGGTACGTGGTTGTGGTTTCAATAATGAAATACTTATCACAAGGCCAAGAGACCACCACTAAGATTAATTTATTGATGGAGCTAACAAGCACCAAGGAAAATATCAGAGCGGGTATAATTGACCATTTGGTGCGTAACTTTTCAGTATCGAATGCGGCAATGCTGAATGATGTTAAAAAGGGTAATTTATCGATTGCTATTGTCAGTCTGAATAAAGTTGCTGAAATAGTTGAAAAGATAAATGAACATAAATTATATGGTCAAGCAAAGTCATAACAAATAAACACACAAAACAGGAGTGGAAATGCCAAAGTCAAAAAATAAACGCAAAAACGGCGGTAAGGGAGGTTCTTCTTGGGCTAAGCGCGTCGATAAAATCAATAAAGAACAAAAAGCCAAAGAGCAAGCGGAGCTGGGTAGAATCACGCGTGAAATACTAGGCTAAACACACAAAACAACATTAACTAAAGAGAGTAAACGACATGAAAAAAACACTATTATCATTTGTATTATTAGCCGCTAGCGTCACAGCTACCGCTAACGACGATATTTCAGTTACGCCTGAAATCGCAAGACTAATGCCAGCTTTAATAATCGCCAGCGGTTATACATGTAACTCGCTAACGGCAGCAAATAGAAAGTGGGACGGGGATTTCTCAGCCTGGTGTAATAACTGGCGGTATAGATATTCGATTGAAAACGTCGGTGGAAACTTCATCGTGAAAGTAGTTAAGTAAATAAATTAAACACAACTAAAGAGAGTAAATAAAAATGGCTAAACGTATTGTAGCAAAAATCGGAACTTATGAGAAAGACGGGCAAACTAAAGGCGAGTACGCCAGGTTAGGTGTAATGCTTAACAATAACAATGGCGATTATATGCTATTAGACCCTAGTATTTCATTGGCTGGTGTATTAGCAAAGCAAAATGTAATGGCATTTAAGGCGGGTACAGAAATGCGCGATATGGTGATGATTTCAATCTTTGATGATGACAATCAAGGCCAGAATAACAACCAAGGCCAACAGCAAGCGCCGCAGCAACAGCAAAACCAGCAAGGCGGATTCCAAAATAACAACAACTACCAACCGCAACAGCGCTAATAAATGATTGTTGAGGCCTTTGAAGTGTCATCGCTCCTAGTGGTGATACTTACTTTGTTTATCATGGCACTAGGTCGCCGCTGTGAACCTGTATCAATCAAGATAAAACAGCATCTTGTGGCATATTGGGTTACGGCTGCTATCGTTCTTGTGTCGTCATTTATCGCACTAATTTAGGGTTTTAAAATGGGTCATTATTCAGAACAGCGAGAAGCGGAGCAAGTAAAGAGCGATATCAATTTAATGTTAGGTGATTGCCTGGAACGAATGAAAGAAATTCCCGATGGCTCAGTCGATATGATATTAGCTGACCCCCCTTATGGAACTACGGCGTGCAAATGGGATTCAATTATACCGTTAGAGCCAATGTGGGAGCAGTTAAAGCGCATTATTAAGCCCAATGGGGCAATTGTAATGACAGCAAGCCAGCCGTTTACCAGTGTGCTTGTAACGAGTAATTTAAAAATGTTCAAGTATGAGTGGATATGGGAAAAAGATAGCGGTAGTAATTTTGCAACGGTAAAGTATCAGCCAATGAAGGAGCACGAAAGCGTTTTAATATTTGGTAAAGGCAAAACAACATACAACCAAATTAAACAGGAAAGAATTGGCAGCCGGAAAGGTAAAGTTACAACTACTATTGATAGTGGAAGAAAAGACTCTGTTTACGGCACACAGGAAGGGGGTAAAAAACTAAGTGTTGATAAATTAAGATGCCCCAGAAGCATACAGAGATTTAACCGTGAGCGAGGATTGCACCCAACACAAAAACCAGTAGCACTAATGGAGTACCTAATAAAAACATACACCAACGAAAGCGAAACGGTTTTAGATTTTACAATGGGCAGCGGAACGACGGGAGTAGCAGCAAAAAACCTAAACCGTAAATTTATCGGTATTGAACTTGATGCGGATTATTTTCAAATAGCCAAGGATAGAATTGAGGCGACCAATGAAGAAAAAACCAAAATATAGCGAGTTAGAAAAGGCACTCGCTGAAATGACCGCTATGTTTTTAGATGTTAAAAGGCAGCTAGATGATGAAATCAAAGTGAAAGAATTTATAGCGAAACAGGTTGATGATTTATAGGGTGGTAAAATGTTAAAAGAAATAGAGTTAAACGATAGTATTTACACTGTTGTCGATATAAAAAAATCTAGGGTCTGGGATTACGTCGAGAAAATAAAATCAGACGGAGGCGATATTCTAGGTTATACAGTGCTAGCTAATTTAGCGTATTATAGTGAGCGTTATAAAAAATGGGTAGGCGTTGAAAGGGGTGACAAATCAGACGGTGCGACATACGCAAAAGATATCAATAGCTTTGGCTGGTTGTTTCACGACGAACTAAAAGTTTGCGGTACTTTTGAAGATGGAACCAGGTGTTCAAACTGGCAAGCGTCTGTTATTTTAGGTGATTTGCTGGCGTTACAGGGTCGTTGGTTTAGGCGTTATACGTGGCTATCAACTACCTATGTTTTCGGTGAAGTTAAATCATTATTTAGTAGATTATTTTAGGGGTTAAAATGTTTAGAACAATAATTACCAATTTGAAAATGTTAAAGATGAATATAATCCCGGCTAGCGTAGTTGAGCAGATTAAATTAGATGAGGGTTTAAGTTTAAAGCCTTATCAATGTACAGCTGATAAATTTACTATTGGATATGGGCGAAATATTGAAGATAACGGAATAAGCGAAGAAGAAGCGGAATTCTTATTGCTCAATGATATCAAAAACACACAAAAGGAATTGCTCGCTAATTTTGAATGGTTCGTGATGTTAAGCGCACCACGACAAGGGGTATTGATTAACATGTGCTTTAATATGGGACTAACCAGATTGCTAGGTTTTAAAAACATGATAAAAGCCTTGGAATTTGGCGATTATGACGAGGCAGCACTCGAAATGCTAGATAGCGTATGGGCTAGAAAGTTAGTCAATCGGTCTGGTAGGTTGGTCGAAATAATGCGTAAGGGTTAATTATGCGGTCATGGTATAGCTGGTTATTGAGTCAGGATTTATATTTAGAGAAAACCGACACAATACGAATGGGACTCGAACACTCAGAAACCGCCGAGATTGTAGAGTGCCTTTGTCCTTATCCGCCAGATGATGGTAAGAGTATGGAGCAAATAGACCTTGAATTAAAAACGGCATTTTCATTTAGGAGCATGGTACAACGGATTGAAGTTGTTGATAATATTCTAGCTAAATGCGCCACACTTTAATTTTATGGCGATAGAATGTACAATAGCGAATGATTAAAGATAAATCGCGATTACTAGGTAAGCAAGTTTGGTGTCAAACCTGCGTTGATAAAAAGCCACCACTTATTAAAAGTGCTGATTTTTTGATACCTGTGCGCCGAAAACCTTATGACTTGTGCCGTGATGATTTAGATATCGACCGCAGGGTACACGGCATTTGTCAGGAGTGCTTAGGTGAAAAGGGCAGGTTTCAGCAAATGAGCGCCGAACCTGTAGATATAAATCACCGCTGGCTTGTTTACAAAAGCGGCTGATTTAATTAATGTAATTAAACACACACAACTAAGAGAAAAAACATGAGTGAAAAATTTATAGTAAGCGATTGGTTCGCAAATCGTGCGTCGTTAAATATTCAAACCTTTATCGTAGAGGGTATAGAATTTGAATTAATGGCATTAAGTGAAAGCCAGGTTGAAAGCGTTGAGCTGTGCGATACATACGAAGATATGATCACACTGGCGGCAAATTATGGCTTGTCATATAATCGCAAGCGCGTCATTGATGACCTCGAGCTAGCTCAGGATATTGATTTGTTATGGGGCTTGGATAGTATGGATATTGATACCGACCCCTGTATTCGCTCACGAGTTGGCGAAAGAGTCTGCGAAATTAGCTGCTTGGCTGATGTTCTTGACGACATGCTACAGGCTGAGAAGGCGCGTGATTTAGTCGAAGCAGAAGCGGCACTTATCAAAGTGGGTGATCATGAATTGCCTGGCAATACGTTGATTGATAACTTGAATCAGGATAGTTTAGACGCTGACGCACTAACAAACGCTAACGCATAATTTAATTAAAATAAGGTAGTAAAATAATGGCTAGACCAATAAAAACTTTCACGGCTTACGTAGAAGATAAACTTGGGTGGGATTACCCGCAAGCACTTGTGGCAATTCGCACAGCGTCGGAAAGCTCTCAAAATACGTTTGAGTCTGATGATTGTAAGGGTAACTATTCAGAGGGCGTGTGCTCTCATGTGATCGCTTACACGGCAAATTTTTGGGGAACAAAACAGCAACAAATGGCGGACAAACCATCGCGCCCATTGTTTAATAAGGTTATTCCAGAGCCAACAGCCGAACCAGAATTCGAAGAAATTTTTATGGTTGATTTAGATCATCCGCAATCTATTCAGGTTTTAAACAGTAACGCAAACGCTACTGATAAAACTTTTACATTAATCGAGTTAGATTTAATTAGACGTTTTAAGCGTTAAAATATTGGCCAGTCTTAATAGGGCTGGCCAACAATTACGGGCTGTAACATGACTACAACAGACGATATTAAAAAAGCGGCTAATCCATTTGCCATACTTACCGAAGTAACACTAGAGCAAAACGAAAAACTAGATATATTGATAAAATTAAATTGCTCACAATGTGACACTTTAGAGGGTAACTTGCTGGTGAACTCTGATATTTTGGAAGAAAAGAAAAGCAATCATAACGCATGGGTAAAGGTTAGTAAGCACAGGCGCTATATTAATATAACTGCCGTAATGGTTACTTTTGCTATTTTGTGGCTGGACGTACTAAAGCTAAATCCAGATAGCGAGATTGTTGTCGGTGCCGCTAGTATCGGCAAGGCTATCGCGGGCTTTTTTCTATAGGTGGTTGGTGTGGGTCTTTTAGCTAAAATATTTGGTAGTAGTAAAATAATGGATGCCGGAATTAAAGGCATAGACGCGATGGTATTTACCAGCGAAGAACAATCAAACGCAAAGTTGACTTTTTTAAGGTTGTACGAACCATTTAAATTAGGCCAGCGATTGCTTGCTATGACATTATGCCCGGCCTACATTGCTTGCTGGGTGTTAACGTTTATAATTGAAGTTATTGATATATTTACTGTCAAAGAATTAAACACAGATACGTTATATAAACTATTAGAGGGTAACGTATCTTTAATGGTTACTCTTATAATCGGCTTTTACTTTGGCGGCGGTGCTGCTGAGGGTATAATTAAGCGGTTGATGAAATAAAACTAAATAGGTAAATAATGATTACTAATATTCTAAGGTCGATGAAATCCTCAATACTTAGGCCTATGATGTCGCCGTCATTTGCTGGCGACCCATTACCGCCAGTAACGCGAGTAATTGTTGACCGCACTATTGTACAGTTAAGTCAAAGCTTTTTGATTGATACACCTATAATTATGGGTGTTAATTGGCAGGTTACTTTTGAGTTTTATCAGCGAGCAAATCAGAATAAAATGGTATTTCAAGACCCGATGAATACTAATAATTTCGTCAAGATGATTGACGACGGAACGATAGAGTTTTCGGTAAAGGGTGACACTAACGAGGTGTTAACTTTTGGCGCTGGCCTTATCGATAGAAACTTACACACGGTAACGCTTGGGTGTAATAACGGCACTATGTTCGCGTCGGTCGATGGTGGCGCAGTATCTCAACAACCAGCACCAGCGAATGCCGTACAATTCGAAGTCGATTCATTCTTACAAACAGCGGGATTGACGTATACCAACGGCCTATCTATATCAAATATGGCTTTTGAAGATATCAGTGGCGGCGTTAATTACACATTCCCGATAAACACATTGACGGGAAATGTTGAAAATACGGTAGAGGGCAACAGGGTACTAACTTATAGTGGGTTTCCTGATAGCCAGCGTTATTTGTTCACATTAACTGGTAGTAAGTTCGTCTATCAAGAAACCATCACCGACCCCGGAATGGATAACGGCAACGCGTGGAATTATAACGCTAGTGAATGGTTATTTGGTGCTAGTGAGGTTAGTTGTAACGGCTCACAAGTAGCGGCAACTAGTGTCACGCAATTAGGCGCTAATATACTTTATGATTTCAATGTTGATTGGGTTATTGATGTTTTGTCGGTATCCGTAGGTACTGTGAATATCAAATCAGGTGGTATAATCTTGAGTGGTGGCATTTTAGCGGCTGGCGTATATAGCGGCACCTCAGTATCCGGCTTTCCTAACGAGGGCGGTATACAGGGTGAAACTAACTTTGTCGGCTCAATTGGCACTTGTAGTTTAACGCCAATCATCAATATAGCATTCTAAGGGGTAGTAAATGAGTAATGGCAATCACGGTATATACGCTATATACAGTAAAGCACACGCGCCGCAGGCAATGAGGGATAAGCACCCGAGAGCGACTGAATATAACATTAACGGTCATATTTTTATTTTATTTTGCGAGCCATTAGAGGAAGTCACTGGTACACCCGCAACGAATATAATTGATTTACCGTCTATGAATTTAACTAATAAGCAACTAGACGCAGCTATCGACCAACTAGCAAGTGAGCCACCAACAGGTCGAGAGGTTCAAATAAACCTTGAGCAATCCACATACATATACGAAACACGATTTTACACAGGGGAATAATTGATGACGATTTTGAACGGTACACCACAAGCAATCACAGCGGGCACTTATAATATCCAGGCACAAACCGGTACTGGCTCAGTCGCGGTCTATTATGCTACAGGTTCACTTGACCCGGTATTGTTAAACGGTGCTAGTTACGTAGAGGATAGTGGTGATAACTTTAGATTGCCCGACTGTAATATTCATGCGGTATTAGTGGGTGATGCCGTGGCCGAAATTAATTTAGTAGGCGGTTAGGAGTAAACATGTCTAAGCCGAAACCATCCGTTGAACTGTTTATAAAAAAGTTTATTTTAACAGGGTGTAAAGATGGCACTCAGGCCTGTATTGATGCGCACTACAGCGAAAAGACAGCCTCACAGCAAGCGAGTAGGCTGTTAAAAAATGTTAAAGTTAAGCAGGCAATAAAAGACTATAAAAAGACTGATTTAAAGTTGTTTATTAAGACTAAAGAACAAAAGCTAAAGCTATTAGAGGAAATAGCAACGGCTTGTATGGTGACAGACGGTGAAAAGGGAATGCTTAACGCCCCTGCTGCCATATCAGCCATTAAAGAGCATAACGCCATGCAAGGTGACAATGCTCCGCTTGAAACTAATAGTACGCTCAGTTTAATTCAGACTGATGATAATGAATGGTAGATTTAAGGAAATTCCAACAGCATGTAAAAAAGCATTCACCCGCTTTTGTGCCTTTATTCCAAGACCAGTCAAGATATCAAATCCCGTGGGGTGGTGCTGGCTCTGGTAAATCACACATGGTTGCCAGAAAGTTACTATACAGGCTGCTAAATGAAACCCATGTAAAGCATAACTTCTTAATAATACGCAAAGTCGATAGAACGATTAAAAAATCAGTATGGACACTGATGAAAAACTTAATCTCTTTATGGGGGTTGAGCAAGCAATTTCACCTCAATCAAACCGACAGAACAATGACCTATAAGCCGACAGGCTCACAGTTTATGTTCTCAGGCTTGGATGATGCCGAAAAACTAAAATCTATCGAGGGTGTGACGTCTATATGGGTAGAGGAGGCAACCGAACTAATACAGGAAGATTTCGAGCAATTAGATTTAAGATTACGGGGTGATTTTGGCTGTATAAAGCAAATAATACTTACCTTTAACCCTATCAGCGACCAGCACTGGATTAAAAAGATATTCTTTGATGACCCTATCGAGGGCGTTTTTACATTACATACCACCTATCTTGATAATTCATTTATCGACGACGAATACAAAATGGTAATGGAAAATAAAAAGAAATCCAACCCTAGATATTATGGCATTTATGCTTTAGGTAAGTGGGGCACTGCTGAGGGACTTATATTTAACAACGTAACGCAGAGGCTAATAAAAGAGGCTGAAATTCAAGGCCTAGAATGCTATCAAGGCTTAGATTTTGGTTACACAAACGACCCTACCGCTTTTAGCCAATCGTACATTGATGATATAAACAAAAAGATATATGTTTATGACGGGTTCTATCAAAAAGGTATGACCAACAAGGTTATAGCTGATGAAATTAAAAAGATGCTGGCACATAAGCACATTACAACCGCTGATAGCTCTGAGCCTAAATCAATCGATTATATTAAAGGTAAAAACGTTAGGCTTGTTGGTGCGCTAAAGGGTGCCGACTCAATTAACACAGGTATCGATTTTCTGTTAGAATATGAAATAATAGTTAACGCTCATCTAGTTGAATTCATGACGGAGTTTGACAATTACTCTTGGGGCGTCGATAAGAAAACAAATAAACCAACAAACAAACCGATTGATGACTTTAACCACTTTATAGATAGTTTTCGCTATGCTGTGGAAAGATTATTTAAAAACACAAACACATTCTTTATAGGTTAATAAATGGCAGACCCCAAAGACTACCAAAAGCTAGAAAATGTATGGCGAACTAAGGACCAACAGGTGGGTAGCCCTGAACTAGATGCGCTAATTCGTATAGCTGGAATGGCTAGAACGGCTTTTGGTGATTTAGCTGTAACTCAATCAACCCCAGTATATAAAGGTTCTGCTCAATATGGGTTGCTAAATGAAGTTATCCCGCTATCGTCACTGGGTGGAGTTGCTACCTCTGTAGGCTCGTTATTCAGCTGCCAAAGTGGCACTAGTCAGGGTGGTTTTGGCTCTATTTCCCTTAATGGCTCGTTAGCATTTAGGCCCGGGCAAGGTGAGAAAGATTTATTTACTGCTAGGTTTACTACTGGCCAAGCTGGAAGCGAGCAATTCGCAGGAGCTATCAACACTAACTCTGGCGCTGGTTGGGGCTATAACGGTACAGAGTTTGGTATTCTGCTGAGGTTCGGCGGAGCTATTGAAATACAAGAGCTAACAATTACCACGGCGGCAACGGGTAGCGAGACGGCAACGGTCACAATTACTGGCAATGATTACCCTGTCAATTTAACTGCTGGCGATGTTCAGCACAATGCGTCAGAGGTTGCTAATAGCTTATCCGCTCAGGTTCCATTATGGTTCTTTGAGCAAGTCGATAATCAAGTAATAGCAACAAGCCTAATCGCCGCACCAATGCCTGGAGCATTCAATTTCACAAGCGCAACTGCTGTAGCTAGTTTTGACCAGATAACCGAAGGAGTGCTACCTATCGACTCTTGGTACAAGCAAGCTAGCTGGAATGGTGAGTCAATGCCAAAGCTTAACCCTAGCATGCTTAATAATTATAAAATTCAGTTCGGTGCTAGCGTTGGTTACTTCTCTATATTCAGCGCAACTAAAAATGATTATGTATTGGTTCATGTAATCAATACCAATAATTCACAAACCAGCTTATTAATTAAAAACCCCACTTTCGGACACACTTGGTACGCACTAAATAGGGCGGGAACGACCAATGTAAGCACTGAGGGTAGTTTTGCTGGGTTGTATCGGGAAGGTAAAAACACGCCAACAAAAGCGACTGACTCAATAAGCGCCACAGCAACCAACATAGACACCACATTAACGCCGCTATTCAGTATCAGGGTTGGTAACGTATTAAATGGCGTTATCAACGAGGCCAAGGCTATAATAAAAAGCATCCAGATAGCTAGTGACTCAGGCAAGCCAATTGAGGCGGTAATTCTTAAAGACGCCGCTTTGGTAGGCTCTAACTGGCAATATAAAGACAAAGGCAACTCATCTATACAAGTAGATACAAGCGCCGTATCATTCACAGGCGGTCAGAGCGTTAGTGTCACAGGCTTTCAAACGCTAATAAGGGATGATGTAGACGCTGAATTACTGCGTGATGGCGTTTTTACGTTGGCGGTTAGGACAACAGGCGGAAGCCCGTCTGACTTTAGCGGCGTGATAACATACCTAGAAGATTTATAACTAATTACAGGAGCCGTTTAAATGTGGCCTTTTAAAAAGAAATTTCAACCAATCAAAGAGGCCAAAGGCTTTGGCGGTGACAGAAATAATTATTCATCCGTCGCTAGTTGGTCTAAATGGGACGCTAAAAAAGCAGTGGAGGAAGGGTTTAAAAGCTCAGTACCTGTATTTGCTTGTATTAAAAAACGCTATGACGCTGTTAGTTCCATTCCGTGGGTTGTTGAGCAGCTTGTAGGTGATGAATGGCAAGCGACACCTAGTCACCCATTGCAGCGGTTACTTGATAACCCCAACCCTGAAATGTCAACGGGTGAGTTAATGCGCTTATTGATATGCCATTTAGATTTAGCTGGTAACGGCTTTTGGCGTAAAATTCGTGGTGGTATGGGTGATTTACCGATGGAGTTATGGCCTGTAATGCCCTACTCAGTTGGTATTGATATAAGCTCTGATGGAACCATTAGAAATTACAAGCAAACACATAACAATACAGTTATTGATGCTGGTGATATGTGCCAATTTAAGTTTGTCAATCCTGATGATTATTACTTTGGTCAGTCACCACTACAGGCGGCAGGTAAAGCGGTCGATGTTGATAATGCCGGGCAGGAATGGCAAAAAGTATCGATGCAAAATAGATGTGTTCCTGATATGGCTATTAGTTTTGACAGTGAATTAACGCCAGACCAGTACGACCAAGCCAGCGAAGTTATCAGAAAGAAAACGGGCACAGGTTCAGCAAAAGAGCCATTGATTTTATCAAAAGCCAAAGTACAACAGCTGAGCTTATCCCCTATTGAAATGGACTTTATGAACACCCGTAAATTTAGCCGGGAAGAAATAAGCGCCGTTTATGGTGTGCCGTCTGCTCTATACGCCGATATGAACGAGGCTAACTTATCTAACGCAGAGACAGCCCGTAAGGTGTTCTGGCTAGATACTATATTACCATTGATGGATGAGTTGAAAGACCAATTAAACCGCTGCTTGGTACATGATTTTGCTAGAAATGGCGAAACCATCCGAGTGGTTTACGATACTGCCAACGTAGCAGCACTACAAGTTAACATGGGAGAGCGAATTGAAAACGCTAGCAAGTTATGGTCTATGGGTGTGCCGTTTAACACTCTCAATAATAGGTTTACTCTTGGCTTTGATGATGTTGACGGTGGTGACGTTGGTTATCTTCCTAGTTCAGCCATTCCGAGTAATTTCGATTTTGACAGCACGACGGATGAGAGCAAAAAAGCCGTTTACAATGAGCTTTTAAAGAAGTCCATCAATGCTGATTAGTGGTCGAAACCAACAGCAAGAGCGACGCTATCAAAACGTCAGAATAACCCGTATTGCTAGGCGCTATACTCAACCCATAGCGCGTGAAATTAATCGGGCTATGAATGAGGTCGCCAATAATTTAGGCGACCCACTAGCCAGCGATAGAGTTAGAAATAAACACGCCGAAAACATGACCAAGATATTAACTAGCCTATGGGCTGAGTCGGGCAAGTTATCAGTTAGCGGCATGTTTACTATCGCTAAACACTTTTTACAGATGGAATTAAAGCGAGATATCACCACGCCAATTGTTGACCAAGCTATAGCTGATTGGATATTGACAGAGGGCAGGACGCAAATAGTTAGCATTACAGGCACCACACTTGATGCCACATTGAAAATAGCTGCTGATGCTAGGGTCGAGGGGCTAGGAGAGCGCGAGATTGGCCGATTGATACATGAAGTTGCACCGACATTATCAGCGTCAAGGGCTCAGACTATCGCACGTACAGAGGCGCATGGTAGCTCACAAGGTATTAGCCTAAATGTAGCGAGAAAAACAGAAATTCCGATGGTCAAAATTTGGCTATCAGATAGGACAGATACAGCAAGGGAATCCCATCTGGATATCGACGGACAAAAGCGGGCGTTATCGCAGGATTTTGATGTTGATGGTGAACAGTTACGGTATCCGGGTGACAGCTCAGGGAGTGCGGGGAATGTCATTAATTGTAAGTGCGTAATCGGTTATGATGTGGCGTAATTAGCCAACACTAAAATTGTGTAGTAGAATTAAACAAATCAGACAATACAGGGCGTTAAAGTGAAAGAATTTAAAAGTATCGAGCTAAAAGAAACCGCAATTGATATGAGCGCCCGGACTATTGAGGGTTACGCATCAACGTGGGACTTAGACCAGACCAACGACATTATCCAAGAGGGTGCCTTTAAGAAAACAATTCAAGAGGGTCTCACCTCCAAGCGAATTAAAATGCTGTGGCAACATGACCAAGCACTTGGTATGCCGACGGAGATGTTCGAGGACTCCACAGGGTTGTACGTTAAGGGTAAAATATCCCGCACACAATTAGGTGATGACGCCCTTGAGTTAATGCGTGATGGTGTTGTCAATACCATGAGTATCGGCTTTTCTATACCAAAGAATAAAGCGGGTATTAATGAAAATGGCGTAAGGATTATATCTGAGGTTAAATTATTTGAATTTAGCCCGGTAACATTCCCAGCCAATGAAGCGGCACATATATTGGCCGTCAAATCACTACATGAGCAACTAGTTATTGCTAAATCCAAGGGCATTAATCCCAAGGATAAAACCGAATTTGTTCACATGTTGAACGAACTTAAAACACTTATTAATATTGATGAGCCGATTATTATCACTCAGAAAGACGATAAGCCGTTGTACGATGATACATTAGCTATCATACAAAAAATGAGCGGCATTGCTCACAACTTTAATTAATAAGCGAGATATTAAAATGGAAATCAAAGAATTAAACGACGCACTTGTTAACGCTACTGGTGATATTAAAAAATCATTAGACGCACAAGCTGGCGAAGTAAAATCAATCAAAGAAGCTGCCGAAGCTAACGCCAAAGAAGTAGGCACCTCAATCGCTAACGTATCAACAGAAATCAAATCAGTTGATGAGCGCATGACCAAGTTAGAAGTTAAATCAAATCGCGCTGTAGAAGGTGTATTGATGGAACGTAAAACGGCTGGCCAACAGTTTATTGAGTCTCAAGAGTTTAAAAACCGCAGCGGCAATCGTACTGACGCCTGTGAGTTAAACTTAATCACTAAAGATATTAGTAATGGTGGCGGTAGTGCTGGCGCATTGACTACTCAATTCCGTAATCCGACCATATTTCGTGATCCTAATCGCCAAGTATTAATCCGTGACTTATTGACTACGATTCCGATTGCCGATTCTGCTGTTGAAGTTATGCGTGAAAATGCTTTTGACAACCAAGCAGCACCACAAGCTGGCGAGTTAGCCGATAAAGCCAAATCTGATATTACATATACGCAAGAAACGTATGTAGTACAGACAATGGCGCATTATGTCGTTGCTTCTCGTCAAATTTTAGCTGATGTTCCACGCTTACAAGCTGAGATTGATAACCGTTTAATGTACGGCCTTGATTTATTATCTGATAGCCAGCTTTTACTTGGTGATGGCACAGGCAATAACTTAAAAGGTTTATTGGTTGATTCTGCTGTTCCTACTATTGGTGCCTCTGGTGCTGAAACTGGTACTATTTGGGTAGACCATATCCGTAAGGCTGTTACAGCTTTACAATTGAAAAACTATGCGGCTACTGCTGTTGTGGTCAGCCCTGCTGATTGGGAAATCTTGGAAACCAGCAAAGGCACTGATGGTCATTACATCTGGGCTACAGTTCCACAAGGTGGCGAGGCTCGTATGTGGCGCATCCCTGTAGTTGTTTCAAACGGTATGCCAGAAGGTACTTTCTTGATGGGCGATTTCGCTATGGGCGCGACTATCTATGACCGTCAGCAAAAATCAGTATTCACTGCTGACCAACATGCCGACCTATTCATCAAGAATGGTATCGCTATCCTTGCCGAAGAACGCTTAGCTTTCGCTATCGAACGTCCTTTAGCATTCGTTAAGGGCGTGTTAACTCCTGCCCTTCCTTAGTATTTGGCTGTAATAAAAAAGGCTCTTAATTGAGCCTTTTTGGTGCGCGTTATGCTACTTCAATATAGCAATGAAAGATGCCGCCAAAAACGATTGCGAGGACACCCAATAATCACTATCACCTGTGACATACATAAGCGCGGTGTGTATGACGGACATAGATAGTAAAGTAACCCAAACCATTGTGCTTTTATCCATTATTTAACCTCTAACTCACAGCCAACCATAAATGACACCGACCCGGTAAAATCATCCTTACACATATCCTCAGGGGTGGCATTATCGCAATCGACCATTCTAATCTGTAACCCAAGCCCTTTATTTTCCGGTGATAAAAGCTCACAAGTAATAAAGTCGAGAGCATCCACAAAGCTTTTGAATGTAGTATCAAGGCTAGACACCTCGTGATACTCAACACCTAGAACAGTAAGCGTAACAAGATAACAATCGATAGTTATATCCTCATAAGCCTCACTAAAAAACATCTCTATTTTTATGTTACCCTCCTCACGTATGGCCTTAAAGTTAGCCTGTATGTGGTTAGCGTCACTCAAAAGGTCGTTGATATTATTGTCGTCAAAGGAAATTAAATCTTTGATTTTATCTTGGTAGTCATGCTCTTTGGTTCTTTTTAGTTTTAGTATGTTACTCATTACTTAGCCTCTAATCCATCAATCAGCCTGTTAAGCATTCCGTTATTCGGGTTCCCCTCTTTCTCATATCGGCGGTATGAACTCAGGCTAATCCCTGACTTTTTTAGAAACTGACCAATACTGTACCCTTTTGCCTTTAATTTTTGCGTTGTGCTATTCATATAAACCCTAGTAATTGACATCAATTGACATCATTCTAACATCAATTGACACCATCGCAACCTTTATTTACATTTAATGTTTATCAGTGCTAAAATAAATAAAAACGGAGGGCATACAATGTACATAGCAAACATGAACTTTGGCAAGTATCGCGAGGGCGACGAGGTGCCAGAGAATTTACCGCATAATGATGAGCGGCTAGAGCGTGGATTAATACGCGAAGTGAAAGTTGTTAAACCCGAAGTAACAAAGGTGACAAAAAATGTCATACGGAAACCAAAAAACGAGAGAAAACAAGAAAAGCAACACGACTAGCGGGGCATTAATTAGCCCTGTTACTCCTGAAGAATTTTCTAATTTTCTAGGCTTGGATTACAACGCTGCTGATGACGTTTTATTGAATTCGTTCTTATTAGCTGTTTGTGAATGGTATATAGCGCAATCAAGTAATGAGTTACTATCACGCGAATGGTTGCTTAAATTCGACCGTTATCCGTCTATAGGCGCAAGATTTACTGGCCTTAGCCCGGTATCGTCTAATTTAGATGCTTGGATTGATATACCACTTTACCCGGTAAGCGTAGTTAGTAGCGTGACCGTTGATAGTGTCGCTGAGACCTTTACGTCAGATTTAAACAGCAAGCCGCCTCGTATATTCTTTGAAAGCTACGGTGAAAACATCGAAGTCACTTATACTGCTGGTTACACGTTACCTGCTGACATTCCCGCTAACGTTATTTTGGGTATTAATATGATGGCCGGGTATTTGTACGAACATCGTGGAGCCTGTGATATTGGTAATGCCGCTAAAGAAAGTGGGGCAAATTCTGTATGGGGCGTTAGTGCTATGGTACTTAGCCTGTGAAATGCTGTGATATTTACGCTGGAAAACTTAGGAACTCAATCGCTATTGATAGGTTGATGAAATCGCCTGATGATATCGGCGGCAATTCTGAAATATGGATAACTAACAAAAACCTTAAAGCCTTTATTAAGCCGCTAACAGGTAGCGAAAAGCTACACAGTCAACGTCTTGAGGCAAAATTATCTCATCGTGTATTTATCCGATATACTGCTGACATTTTGAACACCGACCGTATCAATTATAACGGCCGTCACTTTCAAATTAGAGCGATTATCAATATTGAAGAAAGAAATAAATGGCTTGAATTACATTGTGAAGAAGGTGTTGCGCAATGACCGAACAAGTCAAAGGTATGGCCGAGCTAGAAAGTAATTTAGCCAAGCTACAAGTTAACTTTGGCAAAGAATTAAAAGACGCATTAATCACTGGTGGTTTGTTAGTTGAATCACAGGCAAAGCAAAATATACAAGAGATTAGTTCGGGCGATAGGGTCGTTAGATATAGAAATGGCGGCGGCAAGAAAAACCACACTGCGTCGAAAGCTGGTGACTCACCAAACACAGATACAGGTACCTTGATAAAAGGCATTGCTACAGAAATTAGAGGCGATTCGGTTTTCGTTGGTTCGTCTGCTGAATATTCAGAGGCTTTAGAATTCGGCACTATGAATATGGAGCCTAGGCCATTTTTACATAAAGCATTAATTGCTAAACAATCAAAAATAAACAGCTTGTTTGTTAAAGCGGTTAAGGATGCGATAGATGCAAGTACAGATTGATATACAAGAGGCAATTTTTAACGCATTAACGGCTGGTTTAAGTGTGCCTGTTTATGATGATGTGCCACAAAACGCAACCGCTACAGATGCGGGCTTTCCTTATGTGGTTATTGGTGACGATACGTTTAGTGAGGGCTCAACTGACGCAGAGGGTGGATTTTTCGTAACCTCAACGATACATGTATGGTCTAGATATTCAGGCTTTTTAGAAGCTAAGCAGTTACAGGCGAATATATACGACCTGTTAAACAGGCAAACGATAGCTTTACCTAACAATGATTATGGTATCGCTGGCATTACATTTGAATTCAGCAATGCTACATTAGACCCCGACGGCTTAACCCGTCATGGTGTTAGCAGGTTTTCGCTATATGTGGCAGAAACTATTACATAAATAATTATGATTAAACTCATAACAATTAATTTTAAAACTAAAAGGTAGGTATAAAATGAGCGTAGGTATCGGCATAATCGGCAGAGAAATAACTTTTACTTTAGGCGGAGCGGCTATTACTGGCGTTAACTCTAAAGGATTTACTTTTAACAATGAAGCACTTGACACCACCGACGATAATTCGTCTGGCTGGCAAGAGCGCTTGGCCGTACCGGGTTTAAAATCGGTTGAATTTACATTTAGCGGCATAGTTAAAAACCTTGAATTAGTTGCGGCATATAGCGGAACAAGTCAAATATTCCCGATTACCGTCGCTTATCCTGATGGCTCAACACTAGCTTTTGACGCCTTCATGGATAACATATCGAACACTGGTGAAACCGCTGGCTTAACTACATTCGATGCCAGCTTTAGCTCGTCAGGTGTTGTTGTATTTACGGCGGGAGTTTAATTAATGGCTCTGCGTAAAGAACTAGTCCTAACTTGGCAGGGCGATAAGTTTAAATTGCTCGTTACAATGGCTGTTATTGATAAAGTCGAGGACTCTATTAATATCGGCCGCCTACTTGCTCAACATGCCACGGGTGATGTTAGATTTAGTCATGTGGCGCGTTTTCTTTCAATCCTGCTAAATGAAGCGGGTGCGGAAGTTACGCAAGAGGAAGTTTATGCGGGTATGTTTACGGAGGGCGATATTACCGCCGAAAACCTACACGTATTCATGGGTAGCGTGTTCGAGGCGTTCTTTCCCGAACCCAAAAAAAAAGAACCAACTACTACGATAGTCCCGAAGAAAAAGTCAACCCGCAAGAAGTAGAGCATCCGTGGGAAGATTTTTATCAACTTCTGGTCGGGGATTTCAATATATCGTCAAGCGATTATTGGAGTATGACCCCGGCAGAAGTTGGACTTATCTTAGAGGCTCACCGCCCTAAAGTAATTCACGGCATCCATGAAGATGATTATGACAGTATGCTTCATCGTCGCCGGGAACTAGAAAAACAAGGTATTAAGGTTTTATAAAATGGCTAGTTCTGTAATTGGCGCGTTAAGCGTAGAAATAACGGTTGACGCTAAAGGCGTTAAAAAAGGAATTGCGGCATCTGGCAAGGCTCTAACTGAGGGCGGCAAGCAACTAAGAGCAAGCACAAATCAGTGGGGTAAATGGGCCGCTGCTGCCGTCACCGCCGTAACTGCTGTTACCACTGCCGTAGTTAAAAACCAGCTAAAATCACTCGATTCATTAGCTAAAACATCCGACGCTTTAGGTATTCAGCAAGAAAAATTACAAGCGTTACAGCACATAGGTGAATTAACAGGTACCTCTAACGAAATGGTAAACAAATCGCTTGAGAGGATGCAAAAAAATCTAGGTAATGCGGCTAGGAATGGCGGCGCAAGTGCTGACGCTCTCGCTGATTTAGGCGTGAACGTTAATGAAATTGTAAACCTAGCACCCGATAAGCAAATCGAACAACTAGCGATAGCCTTATCTGGCGTAAACAACCAAGCAACAAAAGCTTCAATATCTAACGACCTATTTGGCCGCTCTGGTGTTCGTATGCTCAAGATGCTTGACCAATTAAAGGATGAGGGGTTAGCGCCCACTGTCAAGTCAATTGACGAAATGGGAATCTCACTATCAAGGATTGAGACCACCAAAGTTGAAAACGCCAATGACGCACTGTTTAAGGCGTCAGAGGTTGTCACCGGGTTAGCCAATAAACTAACTGTCAAACTATCACCAATTATTGAGGCCATAGCGAGTCAATTTATTGATGCCGCTATCGAGACTCAAGGATTTGGCGGCACTATCGATAAGGTATTCGATGGTGTTTTAGCTGTCATTGGTACTTTTGCTGATGGATTACATGGCATACAGCTAGTATTTAAAACCTTAGAGGTTGGGGCGATTGGGTTTGCCGCATTAATCGTCAAGGTGTTTCAAGGTATCACCAAAATAATATCTAGCTCTGTTGATTTTTTAATAAAAGATATAAATGACGCGGTAAAGGTTATTAATAGCGTATTCGGCACTGGCATAAAAGAGCTACCAGAGGTTAATAGCTCAAAATTTGTCACGGGTGTAAACGCTGTCGCTGATAACATGATTGGCTTGGTCAAAGAAACTAACGCCGAATTACATGAGCTGGCAATGCAGGAATTGCCTAGTGACCAGATAAGAAACTTTGCCGATGCTGCCATTGCTGAGGCTGATAGAATAGCAACAGCAACGGTCACCAAAGCTGAAACAGATAAGGCAGATAGTGCCGATGGCGCAGAATCACCCGCAGAAAGTTCAGAAGCGAAAAGAATACGTGACGAAAATGAACAAATTTTAGCGGCACTACTAGAGCAAGGCGTACTCAAAGAGGAAACCATGATGGGGCGCTTTGAGAGGGAGCAGCAAATACTTGATAACGCACTAAAAACGAAGCAAATCACCGAAGAGCAATTCGCCTCCGCTAGTGTCGCCCTTTCTCAGAAAACAGAAAAAGCAAAATTAAACGTAACCACTTCAATACTAGATGCCACGGCAAAAGCCTTATCTTTGGGTGGTAAAAAGGCTCAAAAAATCCAACAAGGCTTAGCTATTGTTAGTGCTGTAATCAAAGGTAAAGAGGCTGCTGTAGCTGCTTTCTCTGCTGGTATGTCAATTGGCGGACCTTGGGCACCTGTTGCGGCGGCGTCATACGCGGCGGCGTCTATAGCTCAAACAGCCGGGATGATTAATAGCATAAAATCAGGCGGAAAAAGCATGGGCGGAACAAGTGGCGGTAGTGGCGGAAGTGCTGGCGCTGGCGCTGGTCGCTCTGCTGGTGGCGGAGGCTCAGCACCCGCAGCAACACCAAATAGAACTATCGATGTAAATATAGCTGGCGACGGCCTAATGTCCACCGACCAAGTGCGTGGCTTATTCAGTCAGATAAATGACGCATTGGGCGATGGTATGGAATTAAACGTAGGCGGAGCAACTTAAAATGTCAATTACACCGCAAGACCCCGGAACAATAGACCCGCCCAACACGCTAAACAGTAGCGCTGAGGGTAATATATCAACACCAAACAACCTACCAGCAAAGGCTGTTGGTAGTGTTGTGGCGCCCAATAATTTAGGCGCCGAAACCGTCGGAGCAATAGCAACGCCTAACGCACTGGGCGCCGAAAGTGTCGGAATTATCACGGCACCAAACACGCTAGGAGCGGAGGTGGTTGGCGCCATAGGATTACCCAACGCGTTACCAGCCCAAAGTGTCGGGGAGATTAATGCGCCGAATTCACTTGGCGCCGAAAGTGTCGGCAATATTGAACTACCAAACAACCTAAACCCTGAGTCAGTGGGCGCCATTGGCTTGCCAAATTCACTGGGCGCCCAAAGTGTCGGGGCAATAGGCTTACCAAATTCATTAGGAGCCGAAAACGTAGGTGATATTTTACCACCTAACGACCTGCCACCTGAACTGCCCGGAGCTATCAACACACCAAACACATTGCCAGCGTCAGCATTGGGCGAAATAAGCACACCTAACGCATTAAGCGCAGAATCGGCAGGTAATATTGATACACCCAACGCATTAAGCTCTCAGGCTGTCGGCGATATTAATACACCAAATACTTTAACCGCTGAAAATGTCGGTGGTATTAATGCGCCAAATACTTTAACACCTGATAATATTGGTAATATCGACGTACCAAATACATTAACGCCCGATAGTGTTGGCGAAGTACAGCCGCCAAATAATATTTTACCATCGGGCAAACAATACTTTTTAACCTCTGGCAGTGAGTTTTTTCAAACCTCTGACGGCGAATTCTTTTTAGTGGAGATTTAGAAAAATGGCAAACTACTTGAGCGATAAATCAGGCGTAGAAATTGACGCAGCATTAGACAAGGCAGCCATCTCTATAGGCACAGATAACACTGGCATAAAGTCAAATGGCAGCCTAGAGATAGAGGATGTAGAGCTAAACTCTGCCGCTGGTGGCGCAATACTTAATATCGTTACAGCTAGTGCCGTTGATGGTTACGTTATAATGACGGATAACAATGGAGCAGTACAAAAGGCAGTAACGTCGTGGGATAGTGCCGGGGCTAGGTTTGAAAACCCAAGCAACAATAACGGTATCTCATTTAAAAATGACAATGACACCATAATAGACGGTAACACCATAGAGATTAACGCACTAGATTTAGGTGGTCAACGCATGACGGGTGCCGCTACAGGTGTATCTATAGTTAGCGCGTCAACCACGGAAGGTAAGCTCACACTAAGCGACCTTTTTAGTAGCTCGTCCGCATTTGCCCAAATGGGCTTTGACACTACCGGGTCGTTTTTCGGTAACGTTGCGAGCTTTGACACGTCCAGCAACGTAAAATTCGAACTCGATGGCACGGCTGTCTTTGATGTGACGAAAATGGAAGTTGATATTATTAATATGCTTGGATTTCCAGCTGCTAACGGTGTAAAGGCCATTACCATCGGTCGAAGTGGCACGGCAGACTCGACAATCGTAATAGGCCAGAATGCTAATGACGTTAAGGTTGCTATGGATTTTAGAAACGACAACGGCACCGTTGGCACCATATCAACAAGCGGAGCAGCGACCAGCTATAACGTATCATCCGACGAAAGATTAAAAGATAATTTCGCGCCAATATCTGACGCTTTTGAGTTAGTCAAGGCTATTGTTGAGAGTGACGCGGTACAGTACTTTAACTTTAAAAGTGACCCATCAGTAAAAGTACCGGGCTTTGTTGCTCAACGGTTAATCTCTTGTGGTGCTGGCGGGATGGTTACAGAGGGTAAGGGTTCAACAGATTTAAACGTTGAGATAGGTTCGATATATGAGCCAGCCGTTACCGAACAAGTGGAAATTATGAGAGGCGTCGCCGTGATGGCTGATGTTGAAATGACCAAGCAAGTTACAGTTTTAAATGCTGACGGAGAGCCGGAGGCTTTAACTATCGGTACTGGTGAGTTTAAATCAGTACCCACAGGCAAAGTAAACCCCGTTGGCACTGGTGAATTCAAAACCGAGATTATCGAACCTGAAAAAGTAGTTACTCCTTGCGGTGTTGACCAATCAAAAGCCGTCCCGCATTTGGTTCAGCTTTGCTATGACCAGCAAATACAAATCAACGCGTTAATAGCTAGATTAGATGCGGCTAATATTTAATAATAGGCGCTTGGTTACAACACAAAAAGGCTTGATTAATGGCTAAGATAGACCCACCAAATATTTTAGCGCCCGAGGCTGTCGGCGCTATTGATACACCTAACACGCTACCACCTGAAACGGTCGGCGTTATCGGTGTGCCAAACACGCTAACACCTATTACACCGCCAGAAAGCAGCACTAACAACGCCCGCATAGGCTATGAAAATTTACTTGTTTCATCTGATTTTATCTTTGCTGATAAAGCTTTAATCCCGAACACCTATGAAAGATGGGAGGTGGGCGGCATTGGTTCTCCTGTTAGGTTTCAATTTCAATCGCTAACGACATTTGATTTCATAGCATTCGGCGCTCACACACTAGGGTCGCACGATGCCGGACAGGTATTTGTAACGATAGAATACTCAACCACTGTCGGTGGGGCGTTAACCTTTTTTGATTCGTTCAGTTTTAACACTGATAACGCGATAATGTTTGATTATTCTGGTTTTGATGTGGTAGTGGCCGAGCTAGTATTTACTTTTGATTCGCCCAACTTTGGTGCAACATTGGGCGTGCTGTATGCTGGAAAAGCTATGGAGATGGAACGCTCAATTTATGGCGGCCATAGTCCAGCCAGCCTATCACAAAAAACAAGCTATCAATCAACAATGTCTGATAGTGGCCAGTTCTTAGGCCGCACAGTAACCCGTAGAGGTACAGCAACAGAGTTTAGTTGGCGACACTTAACGCCGGGTTGGTATCGCACTGTTTTTCAAAGGTTTGTTGATTCGGCAGTAACCACGCCATTTTTTATCAAGTGGAATCCGGCCGAGTACCCATCAGATACAAGCTTTGGCTATACCACGGGAGATATTAAACCTACCAATATGGGCGGCGGCAGTGACCTAATGGAAGTATCATTTAACTTTAAAGGGCATTCCGACTCATGAGTTTTAATAATGAAAAGCTAGTTTTCGGCAAAGAACATATTTATATAGTTGATTTATTCTTAACGGGTTGTACTCAGTTTTCAGGTATACCGCCATGTAACGCCACCGAAACGGGCGACGATATATGCTTCAACACACTAGAAACATGTAACTTTTTATCAGCGTATACCGTCGACAGCTCACTGAATCACTTTAGATTTTACCAGTCACGCTCACCCGCGCCGATTGGCCTTGCTGGCTCGACTACTGTTGACCCAATCCCGAGCCTAAAAACCGTCAACATATCACCATCTAAAATAGATTTGGCTGGCGGATTAGGTGTTAGGGCTAGCGTGTCATGTACGTTTACCGACCACCCGCATTCCGATATAGGCGTCGATAAATACCTAAGCGGCCGTAGCTATATAGCATCTGAACGCGGTAGTTTTTGGACTAAATTGAGAGCTAGGAACCCTGATTACCAAAACAAAGAACTAAGGGTTTTATCTGGCTATTTAGTTGATGGCGTATTTGATGAGGCTAATTTTACCACCCGGTATTATATCGTTGATAAAATGACCGTGACTAATGGTACATGTTCAATCACAGCTAAAGACCCGCTTAAATTAGTAAGTAGTAAAAAAGCACAAGCACCCAAAGCAAGTAACGGTCAGTTAGACGTCGGACTGGGTGCTGGAACTGCATTTTTAACATTAAAGCCTGCCGGGATTGGTTCAGAATACCCACTAAGCGGAAAGGTTTTGATTAACTCAGAGGTAATTGCTTTTAGTAGTAGGAGCGGCGACACCTTAACGCTGACGGGTGGTAGAGGGCAGAACAACACCGCAGCCACAGCACATAACGAGGACGACACCGTACAGTTATGCCTTGAATATATCGGTAAACAGGTTGATTTTATCGTTAACGATTTAATAACAAACTACACCACGGTCGACGCGTCATTTATGCCGCTCGATTCATGGGAAGTAGAGGTTGATAACTTCTTGAGTGGTGGCCTTAGCGGGATTATCGTTAAGCCTTTTGACGTGTTCAAATTGTTAAAGGAATTGGCCGAGTCAATGCCACATTATTTGTGGTGGGATGAGCAGAAACAGAAAATACAAATGACCGCATTGAAGGCGCCACATTCTAGCGGAAACACTATAAATATGGATAGCGGAATAGTGGCCGATTCATTCAGAACATCCGACAAGCCAGAATTAAGACGCTCAACAATATTCTTGAATTTTGGACAGTTCGACCCGACAAAAAACCTAGATGATTTTAGTAATTATCAGCAAACACTAATAAGAACCGACACAGAATCTATCGCTAAGTATGGCGCTGGTGAAATCAAAACAATTAATTCACGATGGATAACCAACAATGGCAAGGCGCAAGCTTTACAGTTGGCAGCCTTAATTGGCCGTCGGTTTGCCGACATTCCGAGAGAAATTAGCTTTTCATTAGAGGCTAAAGATTCTAATTTTTGGGTCGGTCAAACGGCTGTTGTTAATCATCGTGATATTACGGACTTTACAGGCTTGCCCGTTGATACTGTATACCAGATATTAAGCTCTAAGGAGGGCAGAAACTACGTTTACAATGCTTTAGAGTTTACCTATGGCCAAGAGTTAGACCAAGACCAAGGAGCGGGAGACCCTTTAGTCGATATTATATTTGTGCCATCTAGCGAACTAGCGGAGTCCTTTAATATAAATCTAAGAGATATATACGAGTTAGAATTTCCAGAGCAAGAAGGAGCGTTGACGCAAGCTGTTTTTATTATTGAAGATGGCGTCAGAGTTGGCTCGCAAGTTGCGACATCATACACCATAGATACGGGGCTGTGGACGGCTGGCGCAATAGTGACAATACAGGTCAATGATGGTGGTGTAATTGTTGGTTATGGCGGTAGTGATGACGGTGGCGGATTTTTAAGTACACCCGGCAATGGTGGCGGGGCAATCTTTATGAGGCACCCGGTAACATTAGTTAATAATGGCTTAATCGGTGGTGGTGGTGGCGCTGGTGGTAACTCGTTCGAGTCAGCATCAGAAAGTACCGACGTTTCCTTTGCTGGTGCTGGTGGTGGTGCTGGTTTTAGGGGTGGCAATACAACTAACAGCAGGGGTGATAATGGCTCCGTAACAAACCCGACCAACGGAACATTAGAGCATGGCGGTACTGGTGGCAGTGCGTTAATACAAGTCGGATTGGAAAATCTACGAACCAAGGGCGGTGATGGTGGTGACTTGGGGCAGGATGGAGAGTTTGCGCCCGAAGGTAGTGGCGGTAAAGACCCCGGCGTTGCTGGTGCTGCTATAGATAAAAACGGACTCACTTTAACTGATGGATTAGGTAACAGTTTTGGTGATGTAAGAGGTAATATACTGACATAAATTAACCGGGCAAGTTCAATCTTGCCCGTTATTTTAACCTACCTTATGGCGTCGTTAACCTCTGCTATTACGTTGCTATATAGCGCCTCATCCATAATTCTTTTAAATTTAGGGTCATCATTGTAAATATATTTTATGACGTATGACGGGCGCAAGGTCATTGTTATAAAGTCACTATCGTTGACATAATCATAATCAATTTGCTGTGTTGCGTTGGCGTTCCGACGACCTATAGTTCTATCGCGGTAATAAAACCCCGTAAAACTATAGGTTATAACCGCTTGCTCGTAACCGTCATAAAGACCTATATCTTTTCTAACGCTTGCCATGGTTCCATCAGGGCGAAAAACAACTTCGCTAACGGTGTTACAATCGTTTTTAGTGAGTTGGTATGTGGTGCTAGCGGTCTCGATAACCTCTCTATATTCCGTTAAATCAGAACAGTGATAAGCTGGTGACTCTTTAACCGCCTCGCTGTTATCACCAGCATCTACGTCATCATAATTGGCATAGTCATCAACCTGACAACCCGACAAAATCAAAACCATCATTAATATTTTCATGTTATCCCTTAATTAATTTGTTTCACATGAAACAATTTCAAAATCAATAAACTCAAAACCCTTTTTAACGTCTACTTTTTTAATCGAATATTCATAAATCTTATTATCATTAAACCCGTATCTTTTTTGAAGTATATCAATAAAACACTTAACCGGGTTGTCTGCGTCGGCCAATTTAGAGCTAAAACCAAAAACTAAATTAACCTTTAGCCTGCCATCTGGCACCGTAATTTTTGGCAACAAAGTAAAGCAATCTTTCTCATACTTCTTGTATATATTAGTTTTAAACCGCTTGCCTTTCCATGCTTGATTTACTGATAAGGGCTTGATGCTTATTCTCATAATTACTTACCCCACAAACCAAGCCAGTTTAACGTTTGAGTCAACAACTCTTGCTCAGTGCCAAAATTAGCCTCAAATGATTTACGGCCAGCGTGTACCGCCACGCCATTACCGCCCGTCCTGTGGTGAATATGACACAATGGTATTACTTCATGATTGCCCGCCTTTTTACCCATCGTACCGTTACCAATATGGTGTATCTCTGCCGGGGTTTCACCTAGCCCAAGGTTACAGCACACAATACAACCCATACTTGCCACTTTGTCTAAATGTTGCTTATCATCTTTGGTCATTTGTTGGCCTGTTTAATTTTATTGAGCCTGTGCTGTCTGCGACTCAACTCACGCAGTAGCTTTTTAGATTTCTTTCTTTTCTTGTAAGCTTCACGCCGACCATGCTCGCAATCATCGTCGCCGAACTCATCCCGGCCGCTTACAGGTGCGTCTTTTGGTAATTTATTAAGCATTGTTATTACTCTCTGTTACATTGAATTTATTGCGCTTAGTAGTGCTGTAAATATAAAATCTAAGCCACCAATCACTGATAATAATAAACATGGAATTATTATCACGTAAGTGCAAAAAGCACCCGCCGGACGTTCCTTGTAAGACATTATTACTCCCTATTATTTATTTTGTTTTTGCTCTAGTTTTTCATACTCAGAACCGCGCGGCTTAAATAGTGTTATACCTTTAGTCGACGCCCATTCTTCATGTCTTCTCAGTGCGTCGAACCTCTCACCTTTCGTGGCCTTTCGTCTATCGCCAGATTTAGCCCAGCTCAAGCGATAACCTTCTTCATCAACCCCGAGATGTTGTCGAGTGAATAACTCATGGGCATCATTCTCATCAAACGGACGTTGACCATGCCATGATCCATCAGGCTTTATGTACAGCGGCATTATAGCGCCACGCCCTGCCATATATTTAGCCGTTGTCGCCATCCATCCCCGCCAAAGTCGTGCCATTCCCCACTTTCCAGTTCCTGCTGGTTGGGAATTAACTATGATTAACTTATCCTCGGCGAGCTCACTTTCTATTACACCTATGAACGACTCTAAATTGTGACTACTCACCTGGTATTCTTTCATGCTATAGTCCCCTCGCTGGCTTTGGACGGCCAGTTCTTTGTTGTGTTGTGTCAAGCCTCATCTTAATCGGTGAGGCTTTTTCATTACTGGACCTCAGACATTTATGCTGAGAGGGCACAACTTATAGGACGTAATTGTAATGGCAACCTCGCTGCCCAGGTGGTTATAAAAACAGATTTTATTCATTCCAGATATACGTTCATATTTAAAAAATGCCATACCAGCCTGAGCCGGAATTGACGCACCGATAAGCACAGCTAACAATATTAATTTTTTCATTTAGTAATCACTCTCATAAGTTACAGTTAAAGTATCACCATCATTAGTAATACAAGATATCTCGCCTTTTTTTCTAATATTCTTAATTGTTTCTAAGCACAACATCGGCAGGTCGTTGACCTCTAGATAGACTTCCAGGTCGTAAATACTACCGAAAGGCGCTTTAACCTCATACGTGTCATATTTTATTGTCAGCTTGTACATATACGCCCCGCTTAAACACTCTAAACAAAATAACCAAGCAAGCCGCATTAGTCGTCAACCAATAAAACCGACCCGCAGCACCCCACATTTGAGGGCTGATTGACTCGAATGTGTCCCAGCCTATAAAGCTAAGTACCACCATCAAACACAAATTAATTACCACTAATGTTGATGCTATTTTTAAACCTCTAATCATTTTATCTACCTGCCATTTTTAGTTTGATTTCGTTGTAAGACTCTTTAACCTTTATCGTGTCGCTGCCGTTATACCCGCTATTGTATTGGATAACACTAGCCTCAGTTATCAACCTCACGTTGTCTGTATTTAGCAAAACTTTACCGCCCCACTCGTCAGTTAACTCTATAAACATTTATTTCACCCTACCATGCAAAAGTTGACTCTGATTAATAAATACGCTATATGTAGATTAAATATGCTTAATATTAAGATTTAATTATGACATATAAAATCAACAAAAAGATGCCTGCTTATTGTCCTGCTTCGCCTAAGAATCCGCCGCCCGAGTAGCTTTATCTTTATTGTTAGTTACCACAAAAGCCACCGTCACACTGTCTGGCAAATTCCTTGCCAGCCTTTGATTCTATCTCATAAGCAACGTCTGAAACACTTTCAAACATTACACATTGCTCACCCTTAAACTTATATTGATTAGGTATGTAATGACTCTTAAAACCTCTCTCACCCCGACCCCAAGCGACCGCTTGACGTATACCAACACCACCACCGACGCGATAAGGCCGAAACATTACACGAGGCTTTTTATTCCTAGTGAATCCCATATCAATTTCAATTTTTTCAATCAAATTTATACGCTCATCATCTAATGGCATTTGCGCCAAGTCTGTTTTATTAGCACAAACACAAGGGTAGCACTCCATTGATTGATGAGGTAGCGGCTCAAAGCCAAACTTTCTAATATAAATATCTCGCTCATCCTCATCAAAGTTAACTAGCGGATTATAAACATCACGACCACCATGCTTTTTACTTTCATATTGCCACTTGGGTAAGTTAGCTCGGTTTTGGCTTTCAGCTCTACGTCTACCAGTAACTATAACCGCATCACAGTCAGGGTCGGTTTTGGCGTAAAATTCACTGCTTGGCTTTTCTTTTAGCTCACTAGTACAAAATTGCATTGCGCTTGCTGGCATTGGCCAGCCCTTTTTACTTCTAACTAACGCTTCTAATCCGATTGATTTAGTGATGTGAAAAGCAACACCCAAACCAAAACAGATATCAGCAACCTTTTTAATTCTTGCTGGCCAGTCAGACCTTGCCCAACCCGTATCGTTATACAAAACCGAAAACTCACCTTTGTGATTCTCTGTCATAAATTGCAACAACGCTATTGAATCGTTACCGCCAGAGCAAGTTACTATATATTTCATTATCTAACCCTTAGCTTTAGCTTGCTTTGATGCCTTACAGTAAATAACGCCCTTTTCAATTAAGCACCCACGCTTTAACCATCTTTGTACTTGGCTAGAGCTAACACCCTGCGAGCGGGCGAAGTAGCTATTATTGCCGTCGTAATTCTTTTTGATATGGTTTTCTAATTTCATTGCTTAACCTCCCGAAATGAGCGCACCGCAACACCATCATCCATCAATTGACATTTACCGCCAATAACCCGTACTTCATATTTACCGATAGCAATTGACAGTCCAGATTTAACACCTTTATCATTAATCAAGTCGTTACATTCAACCGGAGTTTTATCATTTGTAAACGATAATTTAGAAAGCGACTCATGCGCTATATAGCTCATCTTTAACACTTGGCCTAATTCAGACACCCTAGCCACCTTTTTATAATACGCCTTGTATTTAGCAGCTCCATGTTCGGTAAACTCACCAGTTCTCACACTGTAATCAAAGGCCGTTACCATTGAAGGTCTTAGCGTATAATTCTGCGTATAAGCGTCGTCCGTGTCACCGTGACCACCTGTGCCAATTGTCATGCATATCACAGAGAAGTGGCCTTGCTCATTTGTTGTTGCGCTTGCTGTTGTCATGTTATTTCCTTGCGCCAGTTACGGCGCTTGTTTAGTTATGAGAACACTTTATTAATAAATTCTTTTACTTCGTTTTCTGCTTTGAATATTGAGCAGTTACATTCAAAGTTAATGTCGGTAACTTCGTTGTTATTGTAAGCTTGAGTTATAACAGCGTAGTTAATTCCGTTATGTGTCTTTGTTGTTTTAGTCAAGTTGTACTTTAAAGGATCTCTTGCTTGCATGTTCGTTATCTCGTTGCGTTGTTGATTCACTAACTATAGCGAAAACGATACGGGATGTATAGCGTTTTCGATATATATTTTAATATTTATTTCTCACCCTCTATTTTTTTAATTTCTTTATCAAACGCCCGCTGCTCTAATTCTCGTCTAACCCTAGCCCGGCGTTGTTTTTGATTTTCAATCACCGTTGTTTTTATTAAATCAATCATTATCTATCATCTTCATCCGGGGGTGTCGGCTCATAGTCACAAGATAGGCAAATGTAAGTTTCATAATCTTCATGCTCCACTGGCTCGACACCATCACACCCACACTTGCCGCAATAGTTCTCAGCCGGTGCCATGTGGTTAAATATTTGTGCGTCTGTTGGTCCAATCATTTTATTTAATCCTTGTTGTTATTAAACGCGAGAGCTTGACCAATCAAACGCCACCATCATCCCACCACCTTCACGCAATCTATCAACACAGCGTTCTCCGATAGCGTCTTTAATACCATCAATATCAAGGTTGCTGATTAATACGGTGGGCTTCATGTTTTGGTATCTTCCGTCGATAATGTCAAAGATAAATAGTTTTTCGGTATCACTGCCAAATTGTGAGCCAACCTCATCAACAACTAGTAAATCAATTTTTGTGTAGTAGTTAATCAGTTTTTCCTCTGTCGTTTCACTATCTCTCGCCCAAGTAGCCTTTAACGAGCGAACCAA